ACCTTCATCTGCGTGTACCAATGCATGGTGGTGTCCGGATACAATGTCGGATGCACATTGTAGTATATCAGTATTATCAACCCGATGTCCAGTAACGTGCAAAAAATGCACCGTACCACCCGATTGTTTGCAGCTGGCACCGTCGGATGACAAACACTCGATATCGTGCACTGTTATGCCTACATATACATTGATTCCCGATCGTTGTACTGCGTATGATGTATTTTTACTTGAATCAAAAGCGCTAGGTGGGAATGAGTACACGTGTCAATGATGATTTTAATGTAGAGATCACTGTAGGTGAGGTGGCATGGGAAATGTCGAAATTAATGTTCCCACACTCCAAAATTTAAATAGCACGAAAGTTCAATTCCATATTTTTTTAAACGCCGGGTGTATGAAATGCTACGCAGTACATCATTTATTCCATGGAGATGTGTAAATACTGAGGATGCAAATCCACACCCAACTGCTGTCTGTGAATCCGTAAATCTGGCATGTGCATGTGCTCCGTGTATTACGTATGCACCACGAAGTTGTCCACATTCTGCTCTTTCAACCATGCAATACGAAACCATCAGTCAAATATTTCAGTCGTTTCAGTGCAGAGGTGCCTTTTTGCTGGGAGATGCCACCGGTGTTGGAAAAGGTCGCACGATTGCAGGTGTGATTCGTGAATGCGTGGCCATCTCTGCAGAGTACCGTATTATTTGGGTGTCTGCAAACAAACGTCTCGAAGATGATGCACGTTGTGAAATTGCGACGCTTGGACTTTCAGATCTTGCAGTTGTACAGTACGTCAGTTATTCATCTTTACATAAAAAGCGTTTATCGGAATTGCTTGCCTGGACACAAGACGCGCCACGTATACTACTGGTTTTGGACGAATGCCATCTTATGCGAAATCACAACGGCAATTACAAACACATAGAGCATATCCGCGCGTTGCTACCACACGCAAATATATTATATAGCAGTGCAACTGCGGCGAGCTTACCGCGTCACTTGCATTATCTTGACCGTCTCGAACTATGGGGAGAGCGTTCACCGTTCAAGACACATGCTCAACTAATGGATGCATTAAAAGTGCATGGCATGCCTCTAATGGAGCTCTTAGCAATCGAGATGCGATCAAGTGGGGCATATCTTGCGAGACAGCTGAGTCTAACCAACGTATCGATCGAACGTCGCGTGATTGAACTTTCGACAAATGAACAATTAACGTATGATGCGTTTGTTCGTGCAGTTCGTGCATCTGGAATGGCAGATGGAGGTTCCAGTCACCAAAGTGTGTTTCAACGGCTTATTACTGGCCTTAAAACACGTTACGCCATCGAAATTGCTCGAGACGCGGTCAGTGCTGGGAAATCGGTGGTCATTTCTGTTGTAAACACTGGCGAAGCACAGGCACATCGAGTTCATAACACGACCCGGTTACCTCGAGTGTGTGATTCCGTCTTCAACCTTGAGCATGTTGATATGGAAATGGAGTACGACTTGCCAATCAATCCAATCGATCATATCCTTGATTCGTTCGGTCATGAACACGTTGCCGAACTGACCGGCAGAACGCGTCGATATGTGCGTACCCCGCACGGCGTGGTTCTCTCCAAAAAACCACACATATCAGCGGAAGCCGATGCGTTTAGGTCCGGAGCTAAAAAAATAGCAATTTTGTCACGTGCCGGTGGTGTCGGCATTTCTTTACACGACAGCAAAGATGGTCGGCCACGCGTTCATGTTATTCTCGAACTTCCCTGGAGCGCGGAAGATCTAGTTCAACAGATGGGACGTGTATATCGTTCGAATTGTCGCGTGCCCCCTTCCTACATATTACTCGTATCCAATATTCCAGCAGAACTGCGTTTTGCAAACGCAATCGCAGGCAAACTAAAATCGATGGGTGCTCTCATTAAGGCGGACCAGTCGAGTTGTCAGTCCGAACTCTTTCAAACGCCGAATTGGGATACGGCCAGTCGTAGATCGCTATCGCTGTATTTTGCAATGGCGCATGCGTGGAAAGCAGAGGACGCCGAGCTTCCAGTCATGCATCGCCGATCAGCTCTTGCAAGCATTGGCTGCGAACAAACGAGCGAAATCAAGACAAAACAACGACTCACCGATTTACTTTGTGACGCGCACGAGGTGTCAGATGAAAAAAGACGCACCTTGATGTCGGCGACACTTTGTTTATATCCGGGAGAATCGGTACCATTTCTGCGTGGATGGAGCATAGAAACAAATCATTTATTTCCTTTACCGTTTCGCGCCAAAGTACGGACATTACTTCTTTGTCACAATGCGTGGCAAACTCAGACAACACTAGGAATTCTTGACAACGATATTCTATTACACATTGTTGGAATGATGGCCATCACCGTTTCACGAGAAGAGTGCAAAACTGCATCTTCGGTTTTTAGACGACATCGGGTTTTAAATTTAGGGACGTGTACACTTGACTACATTTTCAATCGTATGTTGGGAATTGAAATTAAACACCAACATACCTTAATTACAGTATCGGATTTATTAATTCAAGAATCAAAAGCCAAACCAATTGGCTGTTTGCTTGCATATGCACAGTCACGCGTAGGAATGGGCATAAATGTTCGAATTGCGAACGTCGAATTTGCGGACATGGAACATAACGCTCGAGGTATTCGAGTAGTAATGGAGTATACGCAAAGTGAACGCAGAGATCCACCCGCCGACGCGACGGTATGGATGCATCATTCAAGTGGGCGTCTGTGTTGGATGCTGGATCGTAATGTGCGTTTTTTCGACGGCACACACGTGACAACTGAAGGACCGGCAATAAATACAATGGGAGTCCGAGGATACTGCCGAGTTCGCGAGTCGGAATGGACGAAAATGGTCTACAAACATACTGTACACATTCAGCGCCGTCTGCGCTGTTTGCCCACTACCTTTTCTCTCGCCACCACCCGAGCGTTAAATTGTTGGAAACATTCGATGCAACGAGTTTTGCGACTTCCTGGTTGTGTCAGTTTTCCAAATGGTGCGATTGGCTTACTTGTAGAAGTTGGGTATTAAAATTATCATTGAAAGTACAGGATAATATTTTAAATTTCGAGTCGGACGAACACAACGAACATCGAGTTTTTTTTTATATGAAAAGATAAACAGAATGCCAGGTCGAGAAAGAGAACCGCCAACTGCCGATAAACTTTGTTGCTTGCTTATGGTTACTGCGGCAGTGACATTATTGGCGATGGGATATTGTGAATTATCGAAGCTACGTAGTCGATCGAACTCTACGTGCGGGATGCGTTCTGAAATAAACGTACCCCCTGCGCGTAGTGCAAAACGAACCGCAGTATCACAAAGTGTCACCTCTGAAGAAGGTCATTTTCTAAATCTCAATGAAAGTTGGCCAGATGAAAGCACCTCAAACTGTAAACACGAAGAACACAAACAAGACGAAGCATCTCTGAAGGAAAACTTTGTCTGGGATGCAACCAAAGAGGACAACGAAAAATTCGAACGGCATCGAGTTGATCCAGAAAAAGTTCGTAAAACTGCAAACACAAAACCTTTGAATCCTGACGCAATATTAGAAGAACCCACATATTACAGAAATCTTGGAATGGCAGATCCCATGCATAAAATGTATCATGCAAAATCTCAAGGTGGAAATGCAGAAGTAAAATTTGGTAATTCATGCACGTGGTTTGGAGGGACAGATGCTTATTATGGAGCCCGTTCTAAAGGCAAGCATTGCGATTGTTTGCGTGAAGATTGTGAAACGTGTTCGAGGTAAAACCTAAAAATAAAGTTTCACACGACATGAAAAAAAAAGTTGTGCAACAAATAAACAAATGTCAGCATCTTTAGGTTTTACCAATAATGCCAGACCCCCTGTGACTTTGTCCAAAGTTCCTGTAAAAGCATCTCCCCCAGTTCAGCTCATTGTACCTCAAATTCGTCCGGTATCGTCCACCTTCACGTTGGGTTCGATGCTGCGGTTATTGAATATGGCGGCACTTATCTTCGTCTCCATTTATGGTGGTCTTATCATCGGTGATATATTCCCGGCATTAGCTGAACCAACCGAGCTTACGTATATTCGCGTCCAGTTAGTCTCCGCCGTTGCAATTTCGGGGCTAACCGTCTTAGATAAGATTTTTTATTCGATGATACGTCGTATCAATGGCGTGAAAAGTCTACTACAACTTGTCGATCTTCTTATGTACACTTTAATGTCGGTTATCGTCGGATTTTTCCTTAGCAGTCGATATATATGTCCGCAGATTGACGCGACGTTATCCGGATTACCGGTGCACGATATATGTCTTCGGGTTGAGAACACATCATATGTTCTGGTTTCTGCGCTGGCAGTTCGCATGCTTGCAACGGTCAGTACACTCTTTTGATTTTAAGTTTTCTAGCATTCACATCAACATGATACTGTCGCGAAGTGGCGATTATTACTTAAAAAAATGCATGATATATGATGTTATTTTTTTGCAGATCGTTGAAGAACCTTGATACTATGCATTTTTGAACGGTATTGTAATTTACGATGCTGTAACCGACTGGATAATTTTTTATTCATTTGTTTTATTTGACGATCAATATATACAATACATAGTATAAGTGATATGCATATGAAACTTGTCATACATGCAAATATCAATTCTTTTATCACTGGGTTGAAATCTGTAGGTGTTATTGCAACTACGACCGATTGGACAAAAACTGTCCATGCTTGACCAAATGAATAAAATATTCCAAATGTGGCACCTGTAATGAAAAGGTTCACCAGTTCAAACTCTTTTGCAGATGTATGAAAATTGTCCATCTTTTAATATTCATATATATATTTTCCGAGAGTTTATCGTGATATCTTGCACAGCAAATGTGCGGTCATTCAAAGACTTTTAAAAACGGATTTAAACTGGAAACAATGACAAGTGAATTGCTACATATTCCAATTTCATATATCCCAGAATTGTCTACCGATGTTGTACAAGAAAAAATTCCAGATACACAAGTACAAACAATACTCGCAAAAGAATCTCTTCGCATGAGTGATGTAAATCCACCATTTGAGGATGGTGGCAAACATAAGGATAAGTGCGATACTGACATTCACGAAGACAAAGTCGAAAGTGATGCCAAGGAAAGCAAAAGTGACGGCAAATGTGACAGCGACGGCAAAAGTGACAGCGGTGTGAGCGACGGCCAAAGTGACAGCGGTGTGAGCGACGGCAAAAGTGACAGCGGTGTGAGCGACGGCAAAAGCGACAATGGTGCGAACGACGATACAAGCGACAGTGGTGTCAATGACGACACGAGCGACCGTGATGCACAAAAAGAACATGACGACCGCAATGAAAAACGCTTGAACCAAACGGATAATGTAGAGCACGAGAGCATACT